CCAGGTAAGCAGTTCGGGTGCCCTGGCGGTGCATCATCACCTGATAAGAACGGTTCATCAAACGGAATAGGCCCCTGGTCTTCATTACCTTGGCAGAGATCGCAGCATTGTGCTGCTACCAGCCAACTCTTGCGCATGACCAAATTATACATATTCTGCATGGTGCGGTAGCCACTCATAGCGCCACCAACATCAGCAAAAGCAGCTTCTGTGCGCGCAATCATCAGTGCACGTGCATTTGAGAAGCTGAAGTCATCAGAGACAGCATCACGCAACTGTGATGCGCTCATACCATTCTGTACCGCTGAAGAAATGATCTTGCGCAACCGTCCACGAGTCGTATCAGTAACTTGCGTAACAAGTTCTGCACCACGCTTCTTGGCATAATTGATCGCGTTCTGATCAACTTGATCATACACATCAGAGTTCATATACTGCTTTGTGGAATCAGCAGCCTTGCGTGCTGCGGTAACAGCAATACGCGATGTAATCGGATGAATAACGATCAACTGATTTGCCGCATCCAAGTTTGCAGCATCAGCAGCAATGTCAATGTCCGAATCATTCATGTCATCCGGTGTGTCGTCATCGTCGCCGTCATCGTCGCCGTCAGCTTTGTGGAGCGTTTGTGCATCATCCAGAAAATCCCGCATACCATCGACATAGTTTGCAGGCTTTGCTACACCGGCAGGCCACTCATAAATCTTGACTGTGCCAGCAACATCATCAGCACGTTTATGTGTCTGCGACACATAGCTATTAAACCGCTGCATGGCGACAGCATCGTTCAATGAAAGTTTACCGTGCCAGCTAGACCCTAACAATGCTTCTTTACCGTCAAGCGAATCAGCAACGCGCCAGAAATCTTCAGTCTTACCACTAGCTAGTAATTCGCCAACTTCTTTGCCACGTTCGCCTCCTATTCTTCTGGCTGCGCCGCGTCCTATTGCTTCTATTTCAGCCCCATATGTTGGATGAAACCCAAACTTTGCCCAAGCATAACCACCAACTGTGATATTGGCATTTAGTGAAATATCTTTGATGCCTATTTCCTTATAAGCTGACATCTCTTGTGACAAAACTTGTTTAGCTAGTCCCTTACCTTCTACAGCAGTGCTAAAAATTGTATGCTCTGCATGCAAACCATCAGCATCTTTGCTGATAACACGAATCACTGAAGTTATTGTCTCATCATTCTCATCCTTTTGAACTCCACTAATAACAATATCACGTCCATTCTGGTAATGAGGAGCGACTGACACACTCCACTTGCCGGGCAGTCCTGCAAACATTTTTGTTGCTAGAGTGCGCGCATCATCTCGGGACATGGCCATTTTTGGCTTATCAAAATCACCTCCTGTACTTACATCAACAGATGACTCACCGCCATCAGTCCACTTGCCTTGGTTGTCACGCGGTTCATCAGGATTATAGGCTTTCTTCAGCGGCACCAAATAACCGATCTGGTCCAGTACCTGCTGCTTCAGCTTGGCAAGAACACCGCGAACAACATGCGCAATCTCTTCCTCGTCCCGTGTTGTAGCAACCTTACTCAATCCATCATCGCAACGGAGAAAATGACGACGCTTAGCAACCTTGCCAAAGTTTGGTGACTCTAATTCCACAGGATCGAAGCCGAGCATGGCTTCAACATCCCATGGCGTTTCTGTCAAAGCATCGTCATCCGGCGAAGTATCAGGCGTAGTTGTGCGCCAGTCACGCTTTGGTGCTGACGCATCACCGAAATGAACGCAAGGAAGTTTATAGCTCACTGCACTACTGCCCGCCACGGCGCAAATACTGCCGGGCTAATGTACGATTGCAAAGCCACGCTTGGTGTATTGCCAAGCTTTTCAGATACGATCTTCGCCACACTACCAACAGCCTGCTTGTATTCAGACTCATTGCGCGGCACACCAATATTGCGCACTGCCTCCATGGCCGTTCGTGTACCAAGCACTGTACGAAAGTCCTTTGTACGAAAATTGCCGCCGTCGAGCGTGTGCATGTAATCTAACAAAGAGTTGTCAGTTACGTCAGGAAACAGTTGCCCATTCGGGCCAACAGCATCGGCTCGTGCGCGTAGTTGTGCAGCCAACTCACGATCACCTACTGGAATATCCAGCGAAACGCCTTTCTTGCCTGTAAAGACAAGATGAGTGCCAGAATCGTCAGTGATAACGTGGCGACCTTCCAAAGTTGTAGCGCCATAAGCCTTAACTTTTGCACCTGTCTCCTCCTCGCTACCGGGTCGGATACCAGTTGTCATAACTAGACCAGCAACAAGCGCGTTCTCTTGAGTCTTTACATCAGTTGACTCACGATCTCGCGTGTTTTGCGCCACTACTTCATCGAACTTGCTATTCAATTCTTGGATACGTTGAAACTTTGCTTCAGCCTGTGATTTGCTGAACTCCTTGTTATAAACGTACTGCTTACGCCCCGCCTTGTCCACCCCTGTAGCAAGCAGCTTTGCATCAGGGTCTTTTGAATAGTGAACATCGCTCCATGCAGGGGGGATGCGTAATGCTTGGATGTGATCAGGCCATGTGGAACGGTCGCTACCACCAGCAGTCCAACGCCCGCGTTCGTCACGTGGCTCGTCGGGGTTGTAGTCTTTTGCAAGGTTCGGTTCAAAAGGAAACTCAACACCAGCTTCTGCTTCACGCTCGCGCTCAACTTCAATGTTGTGGCGCTCTACATCAGCATGCCGGTATCCTCGCGGGTCATCTGTTACCCACTCGCCGTGAACCGATGGAAGCGGGATGCCCCAGGTATGATCAATGTGTGGAACTAACTCAAAATGAACGCCAAACGGCTTTGCGCTACGCGGTGCGTGTGGAGACATGAACGGAATTGTGTTATGGCCACCACCGGCATCTGTCCATCTGCCGTGGCTATCTCGCGGTTCATCGTCACTGTACTTGCGCGCACGTGAGGTAGGTGATAAGTTGACCCTTATGGTATATTTTTTCGATGTGGACGGAATCCCCGTCTCTCTTGGCAGGCAGCCCGGCGCACCGTTCTGGTGCAGCGCCTGGGATACAGACCCACCACGCAAATTCGATGCTGCATCAGCGCAACGAAATGGCACGCCCATCACAGAGATGCGTTTCCTCGTGCTAGTGGCAAAGTGCCGCACAGAGGCTTGAGTGTAGGCACGCATAAAAGCAGCAGCGTACACCTGCCGCATTTGCCCATTCAGTGAATTGATGTTTGCTTCCTGCTCTGGCGTGGGCATATCGCCCATAGTGCGTTCGATGTAGCTGCGTTGCTCATACAAGCTATGAACTTCGCTCTTAGCCTCTACAAGATCACGTACATTGATCTGTACTTCAGCAATCACGCCAGTGCTAAGCCGAACATTGTACTTAATGTCACGGTAGCCATCAGGCGGCGTGGGCGCATTAGGGTCAAGCAGATTACGCTGGCCTTCAGCCAACACATCCAAACGCTGCTTTACATCCTCGGCCACCTTCAACGCATCTTCTGGCGTGGCCGTAACGATAGTGGCGCGCACAACATCCTTGATACGGTCCACATCACCTTTGTAATCAGAGATGATCTTGTCAACTGCACGCGCCGTGCCCTTCAGCGGTGGCGCTTTGAGTTCGGAGTTTGTTTCCTCTGCGATACGTCCTAACTCGCGGTCAAACCCAGGCTTGGCAGCAGCGGCGCGTTGATACAGTTCGTGGAGTTCTTCTGCTCCCTCTTCTCCAAGCCGTTGCAGGTTTGGGTCTGACGGTGGCGGCACATCACCGCCACCGTTCGTCCACTCACCAATGTTGTTGCGTGGCTCGTCTGGATTGTAATCCTTAATAATCTGCCCAGCGTGGCCCCGGTCGATTGCGCTGCTCACTCAGCTTGCTCCCGGTTACGACTTTTTGGGTTGCCGCACCCCGCCAACTATCACTAACCCGTTGAAAGAAGGCGATTGAACCGTCTCCGTGAACCGCCGCGAAGGAGGAAATGACTTCTTTGTAGGCGGCTGCGGCGGAGTCTCTGGTTTCGCCTCCGTCGTTTCCGGTGATGTAGGCTCCAGTTCCTCTGGTTCTTGATCCGTTGACATTATAATGGTCTCCTACTGCGTCCATCTTGGCGGTAATCTCAGCATCGCCGTATTCACCACCAAAATCCAGCACGCTAATCTGTGTGCGCCCATCGCCCACATCCACTAGCGTGTGATTTTCCACGCCCGCTGCAAGCAACTGCTCGTGAACAGATTCCATAGCATCCGGCACGGTCAGTGTATAGAGCATCGCTTCGCCATGGTCGTTAGGCTGAAACGCAATTACGGCCTTCTGATCCGCGAGAAGCCCTTGCATGGCAGCGCTCACTTTTAGCACATCAAATGAAGGGTGCCCGCTAAATGTCTGAAGTGTCGAGTTTTCCGCACCATCTGTCCATGCACCAACGGCATTCTGCACTTGAGCATGCAAGCCAAGACCTTGATTGATCTCATGCGCGGCACGATCAAAAGCTGCTTGACGTTCAGAGTGCAAACCAGCCTGTGCATCTCTCCAGTGCGACTCGTCCAACTTGTTTGGCGATACCATCACCATGCCACCAGCGCTTCCGCCAGTGGTCCACCGGCCACGTTCATCACGCGGTTCATCTTCATTATACTTCTTCAGGTCAAATCTTGAGTATGTCCAAAGTATGTGGCCACGATCTGCAATCTCGGCCTTTACCACGTGGGTAAAGATCGGCTTCTTTGTTGCACCAGAGTGCACCCAGTCTTTGAACTCCTCCATGGTGAAACGCTTTACGCCACCGATGTTGTGGTGCGCTTTGCCTGGCGTTGCACGTTCCGCATCAGCGTATGACTTCACATAGTCATCCATCGCTGAATACCAGTCATTGTATCCGATAAAGCATTTATGCTCATCGAAAGTGCCATCATCGCTCACTTGGTCGATGACAAACACCAAGTCACTGTTGGGGTTTGGACCAAGGAACACATCAACCTGATCACCATCCGCGTCCATTGTTCCGCGAATGTAACCATATTCGGTCGGCATGATTGCCTTCCATTTGTCCTTCCGGCTTTCACGAATCGAGCCAGCCGCGTTCTCAATGGAAATATCCAACCCCTGGATATTCACGTGACCTTTCTTATAGTTGCCAGCATCACGTTGCGCGTCAGACGGATGACGTTCTGTCTGTGCAGCCTGTTCCTTCACTTCTGCGTGGCTGATCTTGGCGAAAGCATCTTCATAATTTTCTACTCCTTCATCGCCAAGCAGCAGAATAGATGTGATCGGTGGCAATGTGCTTACATCACCAAAGAATGTCGAAGACAGTAGAATGCGTGGTTCCAGTGTAACCATGCCTGTGCCATTACCGAGTTCCGCCAGCCGAGAAGCAAGTGACGGCACATTCAGGCTCAACCACAATTCTGTGCCTTCTTGCGAAAGCGTCATCTCTGAAGGCTCAACCAGCACCATTGGCAAATCGCCGGTTGCCTGGATGCACGGCAAGCCGGTCGTTACCTGCATGCACTCATCCAGTTCCAATGTTGGCTCAAGCTGCACGCCTGCCGAGGATGCCCAAGCATCTAGATCGTAACTATTAAGGACCGGCCTGGAGATTTTGATGACAGAGCCGCCATCCACCTTGTCCATAGCTGCGCCAGCCGGGGCTTTAGCCGGGGCCGTGGAGGGTTTAGCTGGACCCTTGGCCGATGATCCGGGGGGTTTGCCCTTGGTGCCTCCAGCGCTGCCCTGTGCCGCGCCGGGACCGCCGTTAGCCATCATGGCCTCGTGGCTCTCTGCACCCTGCTGCATCGCTTGCTTGCCCTGCTGCATTTGCAGGTCGCGCTGCTGCATGCCCTGCTCGTGCATCTCTGTACCGGCACTCAGCGGCACATAGCCATTCATCGTTGCGAACATGCACTCATCAGCAGCCGGGTTGTCGGACGGGTCCATACCAAGATCATCACGAACCTCATTCACCGTCTCAGCGCCAGCACGCAAATAAATGTTGTGGAGGGTCGCCTTCTTAACCGGGTCAATCTCTTCGAGTTCTTCCCACGCAAATTCAAGATCGGTTACACCGAAGTCAGTGCGAATGATCTTATTGATAAGGCGTGCAACCCAGGCCGATGTTGGTGCGAGACCTTCTGCCGCCGCAACATCTTGCGAAACCTGCGCCGTGGCGCGGTTGACTTCCTTAACGAAAGGTTGGGGTGCAATGCTGAAAGCATAGCAGATGACACGCGCCAGCCACTCGTCAAATGCATCGAACAGCACTTCAGTCTTCATCTCTGTGTACTGGGAACCGTTCGGAACCCACCAGAGACGTGCACGATTTTCAATGTTACCGGCGAAGATCGAATCCCAGTAGCCTTGAATCTCCTCGATCTGCGTCATGGTCAAACCGGGCGGTCCTTCCATGATGCCCTGCGGCTTGTCACCATGCGAATAGAACGCAAGCTGTTGCTTCATGCGTTCAATGGCCATCTCCACGTAATAGATGATCTGCTCAATCGGCCCGAAGCCGTACATATGATCTGCGCGCCAGTTCTTAATCTCGTAGAACATATTGCCAGTATCATAGGTCGTGTAATCAGCAGCCGGGATGCCTTTCAAAATGTGCTGGTACGCAGGTGACGGCGGCAAAGGTGTACGACCGTTAGCATCAACTAACAGTGTGATCTTCGACGCATCAATTTGCTGGAAAGCATATGGTTGTCCACCACGTGTACGCTGCCGGTAAATTGCTACGCCATCATACATAAAGTGTTGGTCGAGGACACCACTAACCCACTGCGGAAACTCCAAGCGCTTATCTGGCATCTGCCAGAACTCTGTTAGCGCCTCGATGCGACCTTTGGCAGACTCGCGCAGTTTCATGCGCTCTTTGCCTTTGGCCTTTGGCCGGATGCACCAGTTCAAGGCAGAGATTTGATCTTTGCGTGTCTCAATGCACATGCGCGCAATGTGGCTCCATTGCGCAAGATGCTTCAGCCGTTCAAACTTGACCGGCTCCCATGCACGCGGGATGTAATTCAGGTTCCATGCAACAGGAAAATCCCACTGCCGCCCGGATACATCGGGCGGTGCCATAGGCTTCAGTGGTTGCTGCGGACTCATCCATGTCGAGGATTTGATGCCTTCAATGGTGAAGTCCACATTTGCGCGTTGTGCGGGAGTCATGGCGCGAGACTGTACAGGTGGTCTCTTACCTGCGCCGACAGTCACGTTGTTTTGCGGCACAGAGCCGTCTTGCCGTGTGTTCGACGCCACGATACTCTCCTAGCGCGGTGTTAGGCTAACCTAACGTCCATTGCGTTCAGCTTGCCTTTGTGTTCTCCAACAATGAAGGACACTGGCAAGTCAGCCACCGACAGCTTCTCTTGCGGTATCCCTTGCAGCATTGTGATGTGCACGAACACATCCTTCTCTGGCGGGAATCCCGGCACCTGGGAGTTCGGCGTAATGAAGCCGTATCCTTTGGTTATGTTAAACCACTTCAGCTTACCGCGATAGCGGGTCATAAGGTTATCGGTCATTTAGTAACTTCTTTCGTACAAGTGACTCAGCGTTATATGGAAGTTTCGTGGAGCGGCCCCTTGTTCTGTTGAACTCCCGCGCATCTTCCTTACGCTTAGAGTCCATCATCGACTTCTTAACCGCTTCATAGTCGAGGGGATGCAGTGTTATGTCTGTTGCATGAACGTTAGGGACCGGCTTGCCGATCTCAAATACACCCATGAGGATGCCGTCATGGTAAATAGCCTGGATGCCCTGCGGCATCTCGTTGCTCCACCGAATGGTAATTCCGCTGCTTTCATCGGTCCACGCGCCCTGACCGACTGGGCGCGTCTTTTTGAGTCCGGTGCGAAGAAGTTGGTCGAGTGAGGCCACGTTACTCTTTCCCGCTGAAATAGTACAATGCACCCATGTAAGTCATGGCAAACAGGATGATCCCCATATACCAGACTTCAGCTACATAATGTGCCATGTCACTGCTCCTAATAATGCTTACCAGATGATACCAGCAAGCCGCCACAGTGCCCTCGTACAAACTCAAGCCATAAAATAACGCCACAAGGGCAACGAACTCGATCAGTCGCATGGTCCAAATACCTAAGTCAGATGTTAGTGGTATTTAGACCATATTGTAATTCCACCTCCATGCAAATAGAAAAAAGTGCCCGAAAGCTACAGCTTCCGGGCACAAGTTTAGGGAGGAAACGCCACGGCGCAATGCGCCGGGAAATCTGACAGCGCCAAACTGCCAGATGCTATGTGACCTTCATTGGCCCATTGGCCGAGGGTCGAATTGGTACTCTCCACGGACGACAAGCCGCCCATCCTCTGTAATTGTTATTTCGTACCTCGCTGTTTTAATACGAAATGGCGACCAGTCAAGCCTTATCTGACGATGCTTCGGTTTCTTGACCCCTGACCCCATGTTAGGCGGCACCGGCTCATTCTCGTCATCATCCAACGGCTTAGGCTGATAGCCCCTACCCTGCATCGGAACGTTGATGTTGAACTGGCCGAAGATGCTACCGAGGAAAGGACGCATCACGTCTCTTCCTCTTCTTCAACCACCTTTTGTTCAAGTGCATCCGTCAATCCTTGAATAAATGACTGCACCACAACGCCCAGTGGCTTGTCGGCCCTCTCACCCCAATAGGTGGCCAAATCGCGTGCCATCGGAAAATGAAGATAAGTCAAGCCAGCTAATTCCGTTGCCAACGCATCACGACTCCGGATTGCGTGAGACAAGTTGTTACACTCTCGCTGAAAATGCGCCAGTGTCGCGTGCAGATGCTTGTCAGCACTTGCAAGTTCACGCACGTTCTCAACAAAATCCACATAATCGTTAGCCATCAGTCTTCTCCACAGTCACAAATTAAGCCAATGCGCTTGCGGCAGAAGGCACATTCACCCAAGAACAAATGCTTGAGTACACGAACAAACAGTACGCCGCAACCACGTAACATCACACCACCTTAGTTTGCCTTGCCTGCTCTGCGTGCCACTCCGCTGTAGCATCGTGCATGCGCGCCATGGCTTCGCCGTGACCCTTGGAGATAACGCCAACACCGGAACGACACTCACGCGCCAGCTTGCGATGCTTCTCGAATTGGCCAACATGGTAGCGTGCCTGCTCAAGATCGGACAAGTTGCCATCCGTGTTGACGATAGGGCCGATACTGGAATCAGCCTTAACCAGTGCATCGAGCTTCGCCAGCTTCTTTTGATCGCTTGTCATTGCGAACAACAGCCGGTTAGCCTTCTCGCGCCGCTTAGCCCACTTCTTCAGAACCTTGTTGATGCCTTCCTGGCCAAGGTCTTTGTCCTTGAGCGGTTTGTCACTCTTGGTCATTGTGAAGTTACCACGTTCGCCAGCCATGATGTTCTCCTGTTAGATTACGAGTGCCACACTGGTTTATGAGTACGCTGATCAATCACTTCCCATGAAAGCACTGCATGCTTCATAGCGAACCGGCGTGCATCCTCCACTGTGTTGTGCAAACTTACAATATACTGCGGAATCAGCCAAGCACCAACAGGAAGAAGCCGATCATATATGCTTAACTTGTAGCGATCTTTGCGTTTCATTTCAGTGTGCCTTGCAATCTTCTTCTGTGAGATGCTTCTTGATGAAGTGTTCACCGTGTTTGAAGGTGTGTATCTCGCGTGCGCAAACGATACGATATTCGCTGTAGCCAGATTGTTCACCAGCACGTTGCGCCGCTACAAATGTGTTATACGTGCCGTAATGATCTCGCCACGCACCAACCGACAAGAAGAATTGCTCGCGCATCATAGGTTCCTCCAATGGTGGCACCGTATCCTAGTCTCCACCCGGCGTCAACAAACAACCTGCGTGCAGCAAGCCTTCTTTAAAACCAATCGGTGCGGTTATTGCCCCCTGATCATTTGCGGTGAAGGTACGAGAGCCGCCGTTTGGCATCGAAATATACAGCCTTGCACCCGGTGACGTATATACAACGATGAACTCAGGGGGATGGGGCTGGCCGAGCAGGTCACGACGCTCCTGCGGCTCGCGGCGCTGCTGCTTGGGCAAGATGCCAGCCTTCTCCGCGTTGCTGCGGTAGTAGTCCACCCAGCCTGTGGCATCCTCGTCCTTCAGCACCAGTTCGTACAACGCCCATATCAAGGCATCAGCGCGGTTTGGTGAACGCGCACCGATGTACCCCATGTCTGTGAACTCTGTTAGTTCCGTTTCCAGTTCTTCAAAGTTGCCAACATGGTGCACCATGCGACGAGAGTATAAAGCAGCAGCAGGTTCTGCACGTTGCACCTTGCCACGTGATGCAGTAACTTCGCTGTATGGAACGGACGGGTCAACTGAGCGAAGCACGTATTCAACCATTGCTCCACCAAAGTTGCGTTCGCCCACGATACGATCTGCTTTCCACCGCTTGTAAACCATGATCGCTTCGCGTGCCCACTTCTCAGGGCCAGCCAGCAACGTTGCATCATCGAGAACGTAACAATGACCATCGACGCCTAAGCCAGCAGCAGCAATACCAATGTCATCACGGTTGGCATCCATCTCATTATCAGCACCGGACGGGTCAACAGCCACGATCACACGCTGAAGATCGGGAACTTGTGAAGGCGCAACACGTGTCTCTTCAATTATCTTGTACGTCCACAGAGCATTGCTGGCTTCTTCCTGATATGAGCCTTCAAAGAAACGCTTGCGCGCACGCTCTGGCAGTTCTTCAAGTGACTTCAAGAACTCGGGCGTCAAGTTCATTGCGTTGTCAACAGGATTGATAAACTCGCGCACGTAGTCTTCCGGCGAGGTCAATGGCTTCTTACTTATCGGGTCACGTTTCTGGCCGAACAGAACATTTGACCAGTGACCAACACCGACTGGATTGAGGTCGAAGTAAGCACGTTGCTTCAGTCCAACATTCTGCGCGAGACGCGATAGGGCGACCAACACAGAGTTGTATGGAATTTGTGAACACTCGTTAAGGTAGAGGCTGGAGTATTCATTGCCGAGGATTTTATCGACACGCTCTTTTTCATCCAAGCCACCCAGCCATATCTCGCCGCCATTGCGCGGGAACTCGATGAAACGATCTGCAACGTGCATCTTATAGGGAACGCCTGGATAGAACTTGTCCAAGACGAACGGCACTGTCTGCATGGCGATGGAAGGCCATACAGCCGACGATCGGTAACGCAGGATAGCGTGACGAGATGGTTCAGTGCGGTTTAAAGCGCGTGCGCAAATAGCGCGCACAATAAGCACTGACTTTCCTGAGCGGGCACCACCAACTAAGCACGAGTATCGTTGCGGCCCAGTCAAAACACTTGTCAAGAACTTCTGACGTGGCGTTAAGAACTCCGGGCGACCGTTCACTCGTACCGTCTTCTCCGGGTCGAACCCGTCTTCCGTCAGCATGTTCATCGAAATACTGGTCCACCAATGTATTATACATGACAATAGCTAACGCCTTACTACGGGATTCTTCCAGCCCGTGCAACAGCGTTGTGTAATGACCAGCAGCCGTACCGTCATGCTGGACTAACGCCAAGTAAGCGGCACTCGCATAGTAAATGGAAAGCCAACCACGATCATCGAGGTTGGCCAAAGCTTGCTGCACTTCAGGTGTGTCCAGAGGTAGCAAAGGAACAAGGTCTTGCCACATAGTTAATAGCCCCTTAACAAGTTCATTTGTACCTCGTCCACAGATCACTAAAACACATAGTCCAAAGAATCCATACCCAAGCAAGGAAAATCGCCGCACAGAATGACACTTCAATGATGTGCATAATGAGCATTGCATCCTCCATGAAAGGAAAAGCGCGCCAGTGTTAGCTGGCGCGCTCATTGTTAATGCTGTGGCTGAAGTACCTTCTTCTGGACCCTTGCCGTGTGCTTACCGCGATTGCCGATAGACCATCCACCATACCATGCTTCAAGGTCTTTCAGCACGACAGCGCGCCTCATGCGTTCGGTTGCCGCCGCGCCGCGATTCACCTTACGCTCGTCCTCGATGTAATCGCGCTGGTCCTTGTTGAAACGTTCTTCACCAACAAAAGGACCATACTTGATCACCAAGTCAGCAACACGTGTGAACTCAGGCAGTGTCCAACAAGATTGCTCGACAGTGTGGTATGGCCGATGACGCAAGTAGGCGTAAGCCAGTTGCGCCGACCGTGCTTCAGAACGCACCACAGTACGGCGATGTGCCCGCAAGCCAAACCACAAGTTCCGATCATCCCCTCGTGTGTCAGGTGCAGAGGCTGGCACAAGCATCCTGTTAGCATCGACGGCGTACAGCAATATTTCCTGAGACGGTAGACCACCAGCCCGCAAGCCGGTCCAGTCATTCTTCCACTTCCGTGTTGGTACCTCGCCCTCACGGAGATAGTGCGCCCGGCGTTTGTACTTGTTTTCATCCAACCGGATGATCTTCGCCTCTTCAGCGAGGGATTTGACTTTGATCTTCAGATACACTTTAGACATTGTTTTGAATCCTGAATGAATTGTTGTTTGAGTCAACTTGCCATTGTCAACTCACCCAGGGCGATGCCCGTGCTTGCGCATATTCACGTGAAACCCATGTATGCTCCTACAAAAACAATGGCAAAGAAAAACACCATTAGCACGATTGCTATAGGTGTGTAAGAACCTTTTTGACTGGATGCTCTCGTTGAGGACGAGGAGGAAGCATCACGCCGCCCCCCTCTGCCACTCAACTTTATAGGTAAAGTCTGGCGTTAGTGTGATGATGGCTATATAAGCCGGGGCCATCACACCTTCCGGTACTACATCAAATGTCGCGTGCATCCCTACGTATTCAATACTGCGTGTATCAAACATAAATTCTGCACGAACAATGATCATATCCTTAAGTAAGGCCAGAACTTGGTCCGGGCACGCAATAAGCATCTCTTCACGGATACTGAAACGCCCGAACCGTTGCCTGAGATTGTTCGCATCCATCAGAATGAACCCAGCAAATCAGAGAGCCGCGCAAGCAATATGTCAGTTTCCTCTGTGCGCTCGACAAGCCCCTTGAGTGCGCTGCCAAAGAAAAACAGCACGCCATTCGCTGGAATAGACTCACGCCCAGGTTCCCTGGCGCATGGCTCTACGCCCGAATGATGCTCACACCCAGGTTCCTTGGCGCGTGGCTCTACACCAGCAAGATGCTCAACCAAATCACGCAGTAGGCGGTTGTTGTTACTCACCGTGTCCAGCAGCCCATGCAACTCACTGAGTAGTTCGCACAATGACTGCACATGCTGCGGTAGCTCCGGCGCAAAGTCCCCTCGCTTTATCGTCTTTTCCACTTGCCTTACTCCGTAGTGTTAATCAAGCAAACTTCACGCCAGGAAACCTAGCCTCGTAAATCTTCACCTCTTCTTCGGCCACCTTCGCCAACATTTCGAGATGTTCTTCACGAGTAATGATGCCCTTCTGCATCAGCAAGCGTGCCAATGCACCTGAATCAACAAGTGCACTGTTGATACCAAGACGCAAATGCTTTGGGGTTGCTCCAGCGCCCTGCTCGCCCTTTGTCTCGATCTCCAAACGTATAGCAGTTTGGACAGCGTGCATCGCAGCCTTGTAGCGCTCAAACAGCACTATCTCAGCATCAGTGAGGGGAATTGGCGTATCAGTCATGTCTCAGTCCCTTATGTTTCCGGCGCATCCTTTCATAAATGCTACCGGCAAGTCCAATCAGTACCACCAAGGTAAAGCTTGCGAAGATCATAGCAGCCAATTCGCGGTCGAGCAAGCTGATCATCATTAAATACTCGCAAGTTGGTGCTCCGTGTGTGAATTGAACACACGCACTTTGGATTGAAAGCCTAGTGCCAACCTAGACGGAGCGTAAGATAAGCTAACAATTATATGTGGCCTAGACGGAGCGTAAGATAAGCTAACGTGCGATGCGCTTGAACTGCTTGTTATCAGTATAAGCATCAAGCCACACCTCTAGCGCCTCGCGCCATTTATCATACAGCAGATTGAGTTCAGGGTCAGCAGCCGGTGGATTGTAACGACGATGCAGAGCCATAACATAGCCAAGTCGCCGCTCTAACACAGTCCAGTATTCTTCATCAGCAGCAAGTAATCCTGTGTAGGCTTGTGCTAACGTCAGTTTGCGAACACCCATGACACCACCTCATTTGCTGAATCTTACACGCTCGTACACCTCAATCATTCGGTTATAGGCTTGTCTGTAGTCATCACGTAACGTAGCTGAAAGCATTGTATGTGCTGCGATGTTGTTCATGTAGAGCAACGCTCCAGTCTCTCCCAACTCTTCGACAAGCACACGCCAGTAAACCAAATCAGCTTCAAGAAAAGACACGTAAGCTTCAGAGAACTCGCTCACGTATCTTCGACACTTCTTCAAGATGCAGGATACGCCTATCAATACAGTATTTTGCACTACAGATCGGACAGTACGGATCACGACTGCTCATTAAGTCAGATGCAACAGCGTTAACCCATACAGCCCCCTGGATATGATCAATGTAGCCATAACCATACGACGCACCAGAGTGATGACTGGCCACCGCTTCGCATTGCCATTTGTGAAACGTTGCCATTACAAGTTCCGGTCAACTTCATTGAATTGCACTACGTACTGCATCGAACGCGAATCAACCTGCTGCTTCTTCTTCCATTTGTCGCCTTGACGGTTGGTTAGCCAGAACTCGATGGATGCTTGATTAGGCGCATAATGCTCAACATACGCCTTCTCAAGAATCTCCACATTCCCATCCTTGTCACGGGCGGTCATGTGCTTAACAGCAGGTGCAGTGTAACCAACAGCGTTCTTGAACAACGCTGCCACCACCTGTGCATCAGCCATCTCGCGCCCGCTTTCAAGGCGTGAAGCAAAGTCTGGATACAGATTCTTCCAGATCATCAGATCGTTTATGTCAACACCGAAGAATCCAGCAATCTCTTTATCACTGGCACCCATTAACGCATAATTGCGCGCATGCTCTGCAAAGTGTGGACGATAAGCACGTGCGGCTCGACGCTCACGCTGGCTGATAGGCTCTTTCGGCTGGGCATCATAGCTAATCAGGTCCATGACACGCTCCTGTTCTATCCTCCATCCGTAACAAGTTCAACGTCCTTACGAGAAAGCAAAACCGGCAGATCGCCCCCGCTCAAGAACTTCAGCAAAATGGTGACTCGCCGTTCAGTGCTGATTGAGCATATACCTGTGCGTCCAGAAAAGAAACCATTTTTGATACGCACCACTGCGCCAGGGGGGATTAGCGCTATGATTGCGGCAGACGGGTCACTCATAAAAGCCTCGATGATGTAGTCAGGGATGATGACGGGGAAGATATGCTGTATGCCGTTAATGCGATGCAGCATATCGTGGTTATGGCCTCGGGGATTGATGAAGGCAAATCCTGGGAACAGCAGCATCTCTTTTGGATAAGAGCGCTTGCCGTCACCAGATCGCGCCAAACCTTGTACGGTTGGCTGGATGACTTCAAATCCGGAGGAATGGAGA